GAACTGCTGGAGCGTGGGCAGCCGCAGACTATCGGGGTGCAACTGGCGATGTAAAGCTCAGCGGCACCAACGGAGCCACCTTCTACATCACCGGCGTCCAGCTTGAAGCTGGCACCAACGCATCGGCCTTCGAGCAGATCGACTACGGGCGTGAGTTGATGATGTGCCAGCGGTATTATTACAGGCTTAAAAGCGAAGCAACCGGAACGCGGATGGGGTCTCTTTTTTGTGACTCGACCACTGTTGCAACTGCATTAGTTAGTTTTCCGACATCTATGAGGACTCGACCTCTCAGCCTAGAACAGTCAGGAACTGCGGCTGACTACACGGTTATAGCTGGTGCTGCAAATCCAGCGTGTAACTCAGTGCCCGCTTTTGGAATTTCCACTATTGATTGTGCCTCCGTCAACCTGACCGTTGCTTCTGGGCTTACTACGGGTTTTGGTGGGCAAATCAGAGCAGCTAACGCAAACGCATTTCTTGCATGGAGTGCTGAACTATGATTTTCAAAATGCTTCCCGCCGTTGAAGGCGAACCACAAATTCTTGCCCGTATTGATGATGACGGCAAGTGCCGCCTGACCTGCACGGCTGACTACCCTGAGTTTCAGAAGTGGCTGGAAGAAGGCAACACGCCGCTGCCTGCCGAGGAGTAAGCTGTGGAAGAGATCGACCCCGTCAAGTATGGCGTGCTCTGGGAGCGCGTCCAGAACATGGACAAGAAGATTGACAAGATGGAGCACCAGCTTGAAGAGCTTATCGCCCTTGCCAACAAGGGTCGAGGCGGCTTCTGGATGGGTATGACTATCGCCAGCATGGTCGGCGGTGTGATCACCTGGGCGGCGGGCCACTTCAAGGGGAGCTGACATGGTTGACCCGATCACCGCATTTGCTACGGCTCAGGCAGCGGTGGCCGGTATTCAGAAGGCTATCAAGCTGGGCAAAGACATCAACGGCTTGGTCGGTGAGTTCGGTAAATTTTTCGACGCTAAAGACGTAGTCCAGAAAGCGGCCAACGACAACGGCAAGAAAGGCCAGAGCGACACCGGCAAAGCAATGGAGATTGTCATGCAGGCCAACGCCTTGCGCGAGGCCGAGGAGCAGCTCAAGCACCAGCTAGTCTATGGCGGCTACCCAGAACTCTGGGAGCAGATGCTTATCCAGCGCATGAAGATCAAACAGGCCCGGGAAAAGGCCGAGCGCGAAGCCAAGATCGCCCGCAAGAAGGTTGTGGCCGAGCGCCTGTTGATGGCTCAGATCGTTGGTGGGGCCATCTGCGTCATCATCATTGGCACCATCATCATCTTTATCGTTAAACAGGCGACGTCGTGAGCGACGAGAAGATCAATCACAACAGCCTAATTGAAAAGGTTCTTGGATACGTCGATTCTCCGTTCAAGTTGTTTGCCATTCTCTTGATGGCAATCTTTGCGTTCACTGGTTACTTCATCTGGCAGAACCAAGCGTTTCTACTTGGCGCGTACAAAGAGCAGAAGAAGTTACCGGCCATTGCAGAAGACAGGGTAGAGGACGTTGCGGCGCACCTGTTTAAGAACACCGACGCGCAGGTTGTGGCGATCTTCAAGGTCAATCCGATGTTCGGAACTCGCGTACTGCATCGCGCATATACGAAACAAGGGCGCGAGAAGGAGCACGAGGGTCTGGATGTCGGTCTGTTCACATCCAACATTGCCAACAATCGCGATGTCGTGGCGCTGATGGCGGGCGAGATTCCATGCGGCCATTACAAGACGGCGCAAAGCGAGATCGGCTTGTGGTACATGGAAAAGGGTATGACCTACGGGTGTCGCGTTGGCGTACCGCCAGAGCCTGGGAAGCTGGTCGGCCAGATCACCGTTGGATGGAAAGAGGAACCGCCAGATGTAGATCAGTATCGAGTTCTTTTGCAGATTGCAGCAACCATGTTGTCAAGGAGTAAACAGTAATGGAATGGCTTAAACAGATTGCACCGACTATTGCTACGGCACTAGGCGGCCCACTGGCTGGCATGGCTGTCTCGGCCATCTCAAAGGCCATTGGGGTGGATGAGAAGGATGTCGGCAACTTGATCAAAGACAACAAGCTGACGGCTGACCAGATCGCCCAGGTCAAGCTGGCCGAGATTGAGCTTCAGAAGCAGGCTAACGAGCTGGGCCTAAACTTTGAGGCACTGGCCGTGGACGACCGCAAAAGCGCCAGGGAGATGCAGGCGACGACCCGTTCTATCGTCCCGCCTTTGCTGGCTGCGTCGGTGACGGTAGGCTTCTTCGCCATCCTTGGCGGCATGATGTTTGGCAAGATGTCGGTGGCCGACAACACCGCGCTGACGATGATGCTGGGTTCGCTGGGCACCGCTTGGACGGGCATCATTGCCTACTACTTCGGATCGTCTGCTGGCTCGCAGGCTAAGACTGAACTTCTGGGGGGCAAAAAATGAAAGAGAATTTCGACTCCGCATTGGAAGCCATCCTTCACCACGAGGGAGGATATGTAGACCACCCGAAAGATCCGGGAGGCCGTACTAATTTAGGATGCACCCAGAAGGTATGGGAAGAATGGGTCGGTCATCCGGTGGATGAGAAGACCATGCGGGAGCTGACCCCCGAGCTGGTGGGCCCACTGTACAAGGCCAAGTATTGGGACAAGATCAAGGGCGACGACCTGCCCGCTGGCGTGGACTATGTGGTGTTCGACGCTGCCATTAACTCCGGCCCAGGCCGTGCCGCCAAGTGGCTGCAACAGACCGTGGGCGCTGTGCCAGATGGAGCGATTGGTAACGGCACGCTGGCCAAGGTGGAGGCCATGGATGCTGATGACATTGTCAGCAAGTACCAGGAAACCCGCCTGGGATTCCTGAAATCACTCCCAACTTGGGACACCTTCGGAAAGGGCTGGGGCCGCCGTGTCACTGAAGTGAAAGACGCTGCCTTGAAAATGGTGTGATATGGCTAATAAACCCAACGAACATCAAGCTAAAGAATTCGACGGGTTTATCCAACACTGGCAGCGGGTTCTCAATCTTCAGGACTGGCGCATTGAGAAGGGCATCAAGCCTGCTCGCGGTGCGATGGCCAGCGTTGAGTGCGACAGTGTTGCTCGCCTTGCAATCTACCGGCTGGGTGACTTCGGCGCAGAGGCCATTACGCCTTCCTCGCTGTCGCACACGGCACTGCATGAGGCGCTGCACGTTTTTCTGTATGAGTTGATCCAAGCGGCGCAAGATCCCAAGGCAACGCCGGAGCAGCTAGACAGCGCAGAGCACCGTGTCATCAATGTGCTAGAGCGCGTATTAGGGGGCATAGATGGCCACAGTGCTGACTGACGACGAGTTTCTTGAGCTGTGGAATCTCCACAAGAGCGCCGCGAAAATCGCAAAACTTACCGGCATCAACGAGCGAAAAGTACATTCGCGCCGACGCACGATTGAGCAGAAGTACAACCTCGTTCTTGTCGCTAACGATAAGCGGATGAATGCGTTTGGTAAAGAGGCAGAAAACCACGCGGCGCGTTACCACCTGGGTATCGAAAATGGTACGGTCATCGTCTTTAGTGACGCGCACTTCTGGCCCGGCATCCGCAGCACCGCCTTTAAGGGCCTGCTGTGGGCCATTAAGCAGCTCAAGCCAAAAGCAGTGATCAATAACGGCGACGCTTTTGACGGCTCCGCGATCAGTAGATTCCCCAGGGTGGGGTGGGATTCAAGGCCCAGCGTGGTGCAGGAGCTGCGGGCCTGCGAGATGTACCTGGGCGAGATCGACGACGAGGCCAAGCGGGCGTATAGCAAAGTTAAACTGGTCTGGACGCTAGGCAACCACGATGCGCGCTTTGAGAACCGGCTAGCCAACACCGTGCCCGAGTTCATGGCGGTTGGAGGGTTTACCCTTAAAGACCATTTCCCGGCCTGGATTCCGTGCTGGAGCTGCTGGCCTACGGAGAATGTGGTGGTCAAGCACCGCATGAAGGGCGGCGTTCATGCCACGCATAACAACACCGTCAACGCCGGTAAGACCATCGTGACGGGTCACCTGCATTCGCTAAAAGTTACACCATTCTCTGACTACAACGGGGAGCGTTATGGCGTAGATACGGGCACGCTTGCTGAGACCAACGGCCCGCAATTTGTGGACTACCTTGAGGACAATCCGACGAACTGGCGTTCCGGATTTGCCGTGCTCACATTCCATAATGGCCGCCTGCTCTGGCCGGAATTGGTGCACGCTATAGCACCGGGTGCTATACAGTTTCGGGGCCAAGTTATTGATGTGAGCAAGCTGTGAGCCCAGCCTTCTGGTTCGTGCTGGTGCCCACCATCTGCTACGCAGCGGCCATGGCGGTCTACCTGTTTCGAGGTGATGCGCCGATGGCCATCATATATAGCGGCTATGCCTGGGCTAACATTGGACTGCTTTGGCTGGAGATGTTGCGAGACACCAGCCAGTGATGATCATGGAACCAGCGGCCCGTATCTCCCGGTAACCCCGCCCATGATTCGCCCCGGCCTAGTGCCGGGGCTTTTTTCACTGAGCTGCGCCGAGCGCACGGATGCGCTTTTGGTATGACGCTGTGTGCTTGATCCGGGTCACGCTGTCAATTTTTTCCAGCGTTTCCTTGTTCAGATCCTTCAGCTCCCGCAGCTTGGTCATGCGCTCACGGGCTGGCAGCTTGGCTGTGTTGGCCATCTTCTCGGCCAGCGCCTCATACGCCTCGGCCCACTGCTCCAGGGTCTGGTGCGTGCTGAACGGCTGATCCTTACCCGGCACCATGATGGCAAAGCCGCCAGCCTGGGGCTCGGCTTCCACCACCTCGACAACCTCGGCCACCTCGACCACCTCCTCGACCAGCTCGACGGGCTCAGGCTCCTGCACTACCTGCACCACCTCCAGCACCTCGGGCGCTGCGGGCGGGGCCAGGGCATCCAGCGGGTTGCGTGCTGCCTTGGGCTTGGCTTCATCCGGGAAGTCCTGCGCCTCCTCGGCGGTGATCAGGCCCTTGAGCACATCCGGGAAGGCATCCCGCAAGGCAAAGCCACGGGCACGCATGGCCAGCATCCGCTTGGGGTAGGCCTGCCAGGGGCCTTGCTTGCCCCATAGCCCT